CACGAAATATAGTTTTTTCTTTGCTTACACAATCGAAATTAAAAGTTTCCAATTCATCATCTTTGTTGTAGAAATCAACATCAACATTACATTGATTAGTTAATCTATCTATGGAAGTGAGTAAATATGCTTTAGACCTATTTTTTGCGATATCTAAAGCATCTTCTTCAGTTGTTCCATATTCAAAGAAATCAATATCTTTAACTATCTTGTCGAAAAATAACTTGTAGATATCCTCAAAAAGAGTCATTTATTTTTTCACTTCCCTATTCTTATTCAGTTGTCTTTTTAGTAGTATTTGTTTTCTTTGTCTCTTGTTTGACTTCTGGTGCAGAAATTTCATTCTTCTTTTTCTTGATAATTATTTCTGATTTTCTTTTACCTACGTTTAATTCTCTCATTCTACCATTAATTACATCAAATACACGAACAGAAATATCATATTCATCAGTATTATTAAGTTCCATTAAAGTATTTCTAATTTTATCCATTGTTACAGGACTTGTAACTTCTAAAAACCTTTGTAACTTTTCAGCAGATGGAGCAAGAATTATTTCTGTAATTTCTTCAATAGAAATGTAATTCTCTGGCTTTTTATTCGTTCCACATAATTTAAGAACTTCATCTTCATTTTTAGATTCAATTCTTAATATTCCATCTCTAAAAATAGATGATCTATTATTAATATATCTTATTTCTGACAGTAACATTAATGTTTCTGAAGGAATATCATCTTCATCAATTGCTTCAAATTTATATTGACGTTCTTGTAAACCCTCTGCGTATACTGCTCCTCTATTTTCATTATAAACAATTATTAAACTTTCGTTAGTTAACATTTACATTTCCTCACTTATTTAAGATTTTTTAAATTAGAGAGAGTATGTTTCAACTCTCTCTTGTAATATATTTATATTTGTATTATAATAGTTATAGATTAATATTAGGTAATTGCAATTTTACAGGCTTTATCAATTGTGTTAAATGCATACCCAAACTCAAATCCAGTCATTTTTAGATTAATAACTTCACGATTGTTATCTGGTGTTTGAAGAGTTCTCATAGCACCCTTGAAATCTAGAATTCCGATTTTCGAAGCTATACCAATAAGACGATTTGCAGGAAGTAATGCAGTTCCATCAGCTAATTTCTTAGCAGCAGAAATAGGAACAAGTTTCACCCCACTATACATACCGATAATTCCATATTTATTTAATTCATCTCTCATCATTTCGCTTTGATATGTAGAATATCCAGTCATTTTGTACATAGGGCGAATTAATGTAGAAAGGCCAATAAGAACAGGAGAGTCTCCTCTATCAAGCAAATATCCTGCACAATCATCAGCAGCCAAAACAGTTACAGCACTAGCAGATGTAAAACCTTGGGTAGAAGGAGCTGTAATTGCAGTATCAATTGCAGTGAATACAGTATAGAACATTTTATTTTTGAATGATTCTTCTGAAAAAGCAATCAATTCAGCAACAGTTTTATAACCACCTTTACGAAGTTTTTCCATTGATACTTCTGTTTCAATTTGGAAATGCTTCCATGTAGGTGCTAATGCAGTATAATCAATATAAGATTTGTCTACATTACCATTTTTAGCAGATTCAATTGCATTTAAAGTATTTTTAGCATTTGTTACAATTTGCTCGTTGTCAAATTCTCCAATAGAACCACGATCAAATAAAGCATCAAGAATTTCGTCAGGAGCGTTATAGACCTCTGGCTCCACGACTTTTGTGATATATTGAGCTAATTCGTATGCATCCCTTTTTCCATCTCCGATTTCTTTTGCCCAAGCATCTACAACAGATGCAATTTCTTTTTCTTCTGCATTTAGAACGATATTATGTTTTACTTTTTGGGAGAATTCCATGAGTTTACCTTCAGTTTCCATTAATTCTGCGACTTCAATATTTAACATGTTAATAATTCCTCCTTTTAATTAATTATTTATTATTGTACGAATTCGAAAGCTAATAATGTATTATTTACGTCAATGTAATAACCAAGAGAGATAAAATTACTCTTAGTGTTAGTAGGGCTAGGAACTAATTGACCTATTGTTGCATCTTCTGCTACTGAAACTACGAGATATTTACCTGCTGCTAAATCTGCTGCATCACCAGTATAGGCATCTGTTGCATATCTTTCTCCAGTTGCCAAAGGAATTAAGTTAACAAATTCACCAGCAACAATTCTTTCAAGAGCAGCGTCATAATCTGTCTGAATTTGTCCACCTGCTGTAGCTGCAGTTTCTGCAATTAATCCACGATCTACCAAGTAAATTTCTTTAAGTCCTGCTGTTACAGGAAGAATAACCTCTTTAGATGCATATAATTTATTAACAAATTGACCTCTTTTTAGGGTAACTTTTGCCTTATATTGGGAATCAATAATTTTACCAGAATTAGCTTGTAATACTCTTAACATTTTATTTTCCTCCTTTAATTTTGAATTAATTTATTTTACATTTACTTATTTAGAAATTTATCCATGATGGACAATGGACTTGTGATGTCATCTTTAGTAGAAGTGTTGATATTAGTTTTTGGAGTTTGGGTTTTTACTTCTGCGACATCTACTTCTTTTTCGGTTGTGGATTCTTTTGTTGCTAACTCTTGCGCAACTTTTTCTGCTTCACTGATTTCAAGTTTAGCAATAACTTTTTCCGCAATGAGAATTTTAATGCCGGATGTATTAAGATTTTCAATCATTTCAGCAATTTCAGGAGTTTCCAAGTCCTCAATAGTTAAGAACCCAGATTTTGTTGCATACGCTTTTAAATCTTTTTTCTTTTGTGTAAGTTCTGCTTCTTTTTCCGCTAATGCTACTGCTTCAATTTTCTCTTTAAATGGGGTAAGTTCAGCAATTTCAGCTTCTTTAGAAGTTATTTCTTCCCCTAATTTAGTGATTACTTCAATTTTAGAAGATAGTTCTGCTTCTTTTTCAGAAATAGTTGTGTTTAGTTCTGTAATTTGTGCGTCTTTGGCATCTTTTTCTGCAACCATAGTTTCGATTTCTGATACTAATACAAATTGCATTTCAACATTGGTTTGAGATGTAATAGAAATTGTTTCATCACTATTGACAGTATACTTAAATTCAACAAATTTCGTATCCAATGATTCCCAGTTATGAGCAATTGCACGATACTCCATAGGGAATAAATAACTGATATAAAACCAATCATTTGGATTAGCAGAATTGATTGCTTGACGAACGCGAGTATATAAGTCTGAATCTGTTAGTGATGCAACTTCTTTTGTAGGTTTATCCATTTTTTCTCCTCCTTGTTCATTTATTTGTGATATTTCTGGGATATTTATATCAACTTCTTCTGTATTAGATGAAGTATCAACCTGTGTAATTGGAGTATTGTCTTGTATTTGTGTCTGTTCGTTTATTAAATCTTCTGTAAAAGCTTGTGCAAGTTCAAAGTCAATATTTGTATTATCTAATTCAGATAGTTCAATTACTCCACTTTTGTCATATGCTGGAGAAACTTTGCTCCCTAGAGCACAAACTCCGAAAAAGGTTATGTCAGTTAACCACTCAATCCCATCGTCTTCGTATTTACTTGCATAGGTTACTTCCCATGATGTATGTAAATTTCCTTCAGAAAATAATCTTTGAACTACCGACATTGCTTTATCATATCTGAGCCAGAAAACAACTTCTGAGACAATACATTGTAATTTTTCTCCATCTACCTCAATCTCTTCAATGTTTGCCGAAGAAAAATATCCAATTGGGTTAGTATCAAAAACTATCTTAATTTCATTTTCTTTAGTTTCTGGATTATATTCCTTAACCTTACTCATTTGGTGTCCTGCAAGGTCATATCCATCCGAATTTTTAATTACTTTACAGACAATAGGTTGACCTTCAAGTGTTTTAAGTTGGTCTTCGGACAAGTCAATTTGTTTTATACCTTTTTTATTTTTATTACCTACATCTAAGGGGCAAATCAAGACTTTACCGAATAATTTAGTACCATCTTCACTTGCACTTAATGATAAAATCTTATTATCTAACAGAAACTTATTTTCCAATTTATTTTTCACCTCCCTTCAAATAGAATAATTTATTATCTATTAGTTGCTTCCAAGTTTCTTCTTTATCATTAGTCCAATAAGGTACTTCCAAATAAAAATATCCTTGCGATTTCGCAAAGATACGTTTATATCTGTCTCTTACTTTTTGATAATGTAATTCGTATTCTGGAGTCGTATTGTTGTGTTTTGCAGACATTTTATGAAATCCTGATATTGAATAATGTTGTTCACCCATTATCTCGATAATTAGCTTCAAATCAACAACTTCATTATCAAAAGGCATAGTATTGTTTGTTTTAGATTTAGGATTTTTAGGTATAATAGTACACTTATGCTCATGTAAGATTGTATATCCAAAACCTTCTACATATAATCTTACCTTTTCTTGTAAAATACTTTCTATTCTTTCTCTAGTACATTCTGGACATCTAAATTTACAATTATTCGACGTATCTATACTTCTTTTATAATCTTCATGTTTTTCTTCTGGACATTTCCATAAAACTTCGTTGTGTGTAGATGGAGCGTATTTATATGGGGATATATCATTTTTGTCTGACCATATATTAAAAACTTCTGGATATAAACTTCCTAATGAATCATACTTATGTATTTTCCCACTATTTTTATTGCAATATGGGCATCTACCATCACAACTAAACTGTCTGCATGTAGTTTTATAACTACCATGATAATCTTTTTCTTGACATTTTATAAATATAGCGTTTTTCGTACTTCCTTTTTTAATCTCCCAAGGATTAACTATATTCTTTTCATAGTCCCAATACTTTTCAAGAAAATCTTCTCCTAAATTATCTATACCCCATTGAGCTAAAGAATCACACATTTTACAATCAATAGAACCATTACCATTTGCAAAACTTACAAAACTTTTTAATTCACTAGAATGTTTATTCACTGGATATTTTAAATATATCTTTTTACTTGTTTTATAATTAACTTCGCTAGGTTTACAATGATTTAAATTATAATCCCATCTACTAAGTATATCTTGTCTACTATTATCCAAACACCATTGTTCAATTGATACACCATTATCTAGTTTTGTTTTTAAAATTTTATATTTACCTATTATATTAATTGAACATTTATTACAATAATATTTACTATCTTCTTTTACGCATTTTAAATAATCAGTCCATCTTATAGGTTCTGATATTTGGGTTGTACAAATTTCGCAATCACATTCAACATATACTAATGCATTACTACCGTTTTTTAAATCTCCTACTTTAACCTCAAATTCATCGCTCATTTTAGTAAAAACATAACCTTTGTCTACAAACCATTTTTTATTATTGCTATTCCATTTTACAATAACTGTTTTTGATATTAATCCCATTTCTCACTCTCCTTCAATAATAAATTGAAGGAGGTATTAAGGCTTACACTCCTTAGAATACCCCATATTTAATCAATAAAATAATCACTTATCAACCAAATTCAATATTAATACCATCTTTTTGTAATTCTTCTGGAGAAATAGAGATTTCAGTTGATAATTGTAATACCCAATTAAGAATATCTATTTGGAATTGAAGATATTTTTTATTCTTTTTGATTTGTGTTGTTTGTAATTCATAGATTTTTGCTTGAATTTCTTGAGATGTTTTCACTAGACCACCTCCTTTAATGGAGATGGAATATGGATGTTATTTTCCAACAAAAAAGATGTAAGTTTTTCTCTTACACCTTGGAAGTTATTTTTTAAATCTGAGGGAAATAGTCCTATGTAATATATGTCTGGATTGTTTTTGTAGTATTCTTCTTTACGATGGGTTTTGTCTCTATAGTCGTCTCCTGTTTTATTGTTTTTATATAGTTTATAAGTGTACATACCATAATATTCAATATATAAAGGTTTATCTAATTCAATATCATTGATTTTGTCAATTAAAAAATCTGGAATATAGTTTTCTTCATGTTTCAAATTCCGAAATTTATGAATCATTCTATTGCATTTGATAATGCTTATATATTCTAAGGAATTGGTATAATTATAAAACATAAGTTCTTCATAAGAATCAAGTTTAGTACCATCTAAAGCTATGTGTTTCTTAAAATCTGAATTCTCAAGTTTCCATTCTGGATATATAGAATTAAGCCATGCACAATAACTATCATATTGTTTAGAATCTCTTAAACACTGTATTATAGAACTAAAACCCAAGGTAGTAAGAATATTTTGAGTAAAATATAATGGGATATCATGTTTTGGATTATTTATATTCTCAATTCCTATAATATTTTCTATATAATATTTAATATAATTATCAGCATTGACTTGATTTTCCCAATAATGTTTTGGAACCATATTATAACCATCTTTATTTATAGTAAATTCAAATGGTTGGATATTGTACTCAGGAAAACACACTTCAGTTATGTTGAATATATTATTGGTAAATATATTTGAATCATATATTATATTATACTTTGCTAAAGATTTTCTATTTAATGATAAAATTTTATCTCTAGTATTAGCTCCAACAATATTGTTAATAACGTGAATTATTATTTGTCTTAATTTATCATTATTATTATATATTTCTTTGGGCAAATATTTCATTTTTTTACCATTAGGTGTACCATAATAAACGAATTCCCACCACTGTATAGGAGTAAATGTAGTGTACATTAAGTCAATGTTTAACAAAATTCCATATTTTCTTTTATATTGGTGATACATTGCTTTCTTTTCTGTACATATAATACATGTCCTTCTTAGTCCACTTGGTCTATCTTTTGAAACTTTGAAATACTCACTTGTAAATTCAAATTGTAATCCACAACATTCACATGTAACATTATCAGGAATAGGTTCCGTGTGATGTAATTTAAATCTTCCGCACACCCCTACAATTTGATTCCAAGTCAAATGATTAAAAGTATCTAAAATTTCTTCTTTTGGTGAATTTTCATACATTTTTAATAATGATGATAATTGCTCTTCTGTTAAAAGTTCATCTTGATACAATCCTAAGTCCCTACACCTAACAGAAATATTCATCCTCTTCCTATCTGGTATGAGCAAATGTAGTTCGTCAAAACCTAAATGATAATTATTTTTAATAATATCATCTTCTTCTATAGTCCAATCATTGTTCCATATTGCATCTGTATTATTAGTTAATTTTAAACACCATGCTTTATCTTTTATAGATTTGTTTGATCTTTCTAGTATTTCACTTAACTGTTCTTTTGTCATTAAGTGATAATTATCCGTAAGAAATTTAGTGTCCTCAATATTCCATTTACCAGATTTATTCATATTTTATCTCCTCCATAATATTTCTTCAAAACAAAAGAGATAGGTTAATTCCTACCTCTTCTACTTCTCCAAATAGTTAATATATTGTTCAATTTTTCTGTACCGTTAAAAATCCAAAACATTTTCTTTGTTCTACTATGAATAGAATCTGCAATACAATTGCAACCACTTTCAATAAGCAAATCTTTTAATGGTTTTGAATAGCAATAAAACATCTTTTCCAAAATATCACTCTCCAAAATATTAAATTTTAAATATCACTTAGATTACTGTCGTATCTCTTAGCATCGGCTTTTTTCTTATCAGGATTTTTTTGCTGATTTTCTGGAGATTTTTCTGTATTCTTCTCTTTACCATTTAAAGCATCCGAATTTACAGTGAAATTTGTAAGACGAGGTGTGAAAATATCTTCAACTTTTTCTGCATTTTCTTGTTCTCTTCTTATTCTTTCTCCTTCGTAATCAACATCTAATAACTTATAGCAACTTTCAAAACTAGCACCCAATTGACCAAACAAAACTCCAATTAATTTTATTTTTGTATCCATATCAAGCAACTCACTACCAGATACATCTACGCTCGGAGTAAAAACAGGGTCTATACCATTATCTCTAAGAACTACATAAAACCACTTTCTAATTATCACACTCATTGCTTCTGATAACTTGTTGATTGTTTTCATTAGTTCTTTGATATTAATTTCAGAAATAACGTAAGATGTTTTATTCTCAACAGATAGGAAACTGATTCCTAATGCCATTAATACCTTATTCTTATAATAGTTAATTGTATCAATTGGAATCTGTTCGGTTTTACTTTCAACATATTTCATATCTTCTACGAAAGGAAGTGCTGTATACACTACTACTGGATTTTTCCATGCTTTCATCAATTCACTATGTGCTAACATCCACTTATCTGATGCAAAAGAATCCCCATCATCTTTTATCATTTCCTTACGCATTAACTGGACAATGATTTTTTTACCTTTTGCAGCAGCATTGTTTTTATCTGTATTTGCTAACACATCAAGCATTAATTGCGGAAATAAGGATTTGAAAACAGGTGTAAGTCCGTATCTGCCTTGCATTGAGTTTATTTTGCATACCCCAGTATTCTCAGGATTTAACTTAGCATATTTTTCTTTTGCCATATATGCTTGATAAACTTCATCAGGATAATTTTCCTTTATTTCATCCTCAATTGTTCCCATAAACAAACTCTTACCTTTTTTATTGGTATATCCTGCCGTAACTAATCTTGATTTCAATTCACTCATATTAATAATTACTATAGGTTCACCATCGATTTCATATGGTGAAATTTCAGCAACACCCAATGGAAAATAATCAACAACATATGTACCGTTATTATTTCTGAGATACATAATATAATTTCCTTCAATATAAGTCATAGGAATTGATTTTCTCAATAGATTTTTAATATTAATTTGAGTATTAAAATTTTCAATTAATTCTTCTGCGCGATGTCTCTCTTTGTTTTTATTTCTTTTTGCTTTAGGCAATTCCTGAAAATTAATTTTAATATCAGTATTTACATTACTCTCAATAGTTTCATATACTTTTCCGATTAAATCATCTTTATTTATGTAAAATTTTGCAAGTTGATTAATTCTAAGTATTTTTTCAAGATTATCTTGAGGATTTAATGCTAGATAATCTAAATCTTTTTGAGATAAAATTTGATTACCAGAATCAAGAGAAGATAAGAGGCGAGAGTAAATATGATCTTTATTTTGAAAATCATATGTTGCTTTTTCTATTAAGGAAGAGAGGGTAGAAGATGATTGAGACATTGAAGATGAGTTTGAAGTTGTGATTATTGTTGTGTCGGAGTCTGGTTGAGATAGAATTACTTCTATTTCGTCTGTTGGATTAGGTTGGGAAGATTGAGGGGAAGGAGTTGTTTTTTTTGTCATTGTTTTTTGGTTTCACCTCGATTCTATTTAGAATGATACTGAGGATACACAAGATAATCCTTCAATATTAGTTGATTTAGTTTTTTTACCAGTTATGTGTTTGCGTCTTAATTCCGATAAATACCAAGCTAACATTGCTAAACAGTAAGCCCTATCATCATGCATTTTTCTAGCTTTTTCTTCACATAAATCATATCTATAATTTCCATTTGTCCCATCATATCTATAAATATTTACTAATTCTTCTTTTGCTAAATCAATGTTTTTCAATGCTACCTCTTCATCAAAAGATAATTTATGAATTTTAATTCCATCATTTTCTTCAATATCTGCAAATGTAAGATATCCTTTCATATCATATTCAGATGTAAACGTTATTAAATCAAGATTTAACATTTGGACTAAAGCATCAAATAACGTCTTTTTATACTTTTGAGGAGACATTAATTTAATTTTATCTGAAGCGTTTGGAAATTTAGAAATATAATCAGAGGATTCTATTTTATCTATTAACCCTTTATGTGGAACTCCTGTATCATCTACCCAATCTTCCATTAGATAATCTCCAATATTTACGCCTCCTCCGCCACTTCCAGCATCCAGAAGGATGGCTTCAATATTTTCATAATCTGCAACTTGTTTTCCATTATAGTCAAGTATCATTTGCTTAAGATGTTTTACTTGCTCTGGTGTCCTCATGGGAGTCTTTTTCTTTTTAGCAATATCAACAAAACTAATTCCATTGCATATTTGCATAGTGTACCCTACATTATCGTCAAAAATTATTTCTCCTACCATTACACAACTTTGGTCGAAACTTCTAGCAGGGTCATATGCTAATGCAAACTTTCTATTGCCATCATTTGCTAATGTAGGCATTCTTAATTCTGAATTTCTTATAATTCTAGACCTTTTAATAATTTGCTTGTCCGAACCTTCCGTTGTGAAGACATTTCCATACTCGCGTTCGCATTTTTCTTTATTGTCTCGCATAGCATTATCAATTGTCTCTTGGTTAAGTAATGGTACTGGGTATAAGATACCTTTATATGTTGCGTTAATTACAATATCTGAATTAATATCTGCTACAAAGTAATTTTTATCTCCTAAAATCATTCGTTGGGCATATTCCCTATAAATTCTATAGAAAAAAGTTTCTGTACTAGATGCAGATGATGCAAATATAGCTTGGTTAGGAAATTGTTTTGGGAATACAGATACATCAATATCCCCACCTAATCTAAAATCACTGTTCTGAGTTATAAATGGAAGAGAGGCATTAAATAGTTCATCGGGTGCAAATCCAGACTCATCGTAAAAATTGCAATTGCTTCTTTTAGAGCGATTTGAATCAAATGCACCATTAAGGGAATTTACAGTACTTCCATTATACAAACTATATTTAAAACTTGCTGGATTGTGGGTAAATCCATCTTGATTTGCTGCTGATTTTGCTGTTTCATTAAAAAATACATCTGTTACTCCTGTAAAAGATGCAATATTTCTCTTCGCAATATTTTCTATTTTAAGGAAACATTCTTGCGACTGTGATCCCACTCCAGCCATAATATATGCATTAAAATTAGGTATTAGTAAAGATTTTGCCATAATAAAAGGTGCAGCAAGGGTTGTTTTTCCAGAAGACCTTCCCATTAACCACACACAAAATTTTGTGACCCAACTCTGAGTAAATACCAATTTCTGGTAATCCAAAAGTTCAATTCCAAAAACCAAACTCACAAAGTCTACTGGGCATCGCCTTCCCCAGTTAATCAACTCCGCAAGCTTTAAATAACCATCTACTTTTCGAGATGACATTTTTTTATCATTACCCATTAGTGTCACCAACATATTTTGCTATCTTAATTTTTATTAGTCTATTTTCTTCTTCTAATCTAATAATTTTATTTTCTTGTCTTTCAATCATCTCTTTTTGCTCAGATATCATCCATGTATAATCATTTTCATCCAACATAAGTTGTTTTATTATTGCTTTATTACTTAGTTCTGATACTTGTTGCATACCCATTGAAGTTTCTATATCAAATAAATTTACTTCAACTTCACTAAACCCACGTTCTTGCAATTGTTTCATAATACCAGACAAAGTTCCAGCACCTTTTGACTTGTTGGTAGCATGATTTACAGAAATACCATTATCCTTTGCCATAGCAAGAATTGCACGATACATTTTGTCTTTTGCCTCAAATAGAGATTTAATTCCTCCTACTTGAGTTGAAACATTAGTAATATCAGCAGTCATAAGAGCAAGAGCTTGATTTATTTTATCTATCTGATTAAAACTTTTTGATATTTCAATTACTATTGGCATTTTAAATGAATCTTCCAATGTAGATTCATCTAACATGTCAACTAAGGAATTATATAAACCTTTTTTATCCATTGGATTTTCATTTTCAAATGGGTCATATCCAACCATACGAATTACATCTTCTTTATTTTTTATGTCATTTTCTGTCCAAAAATTTACTTCTCCCTCAGATACAGACGTTGAAATAAACTCATTTTTCTGCCCATCTAATCCTGATGAATGTAGAAATGACAAATTGGAATATTGTGGGAGAGAATTAATTTTAGTTATATACACCTGTGCTATATTACTATTAGCGTTTCTAGCTTGTTGCTCTGCACTAGAATACAAATTAGATTCAAAGTATATATCTAACCACCTACATAATAAATATAATGCTTTTTTTGTGTCTTCGTGGGTTTCGACAAGATATGAATATAATTCAATTACACATT